ACCTAAAACTATTGAAGAATGTATTCTCCCAGAGAATATTAAAAAAACTTTTAAAGACTTTCTAAATAAGGGCGAAATACCAAACTTGCTTCTTGCTGGTTCTGCTGGCGTTGGCAAAACCACAGTGGCAAAGGCATTGTGTCATGAATTGGGAGTAGACTATTATGTCATTAACGGATCCGACGAAGGTAGATTCCTCGATACTGTCCGAAACAATGCGAAAAACTTCGCTTCGACCCTTTCGCTTTCGTCAACTGCTAAACACAAAGTCATCATTATTGATGAGGCAGACAATACAACCGCAGATGTACAACTCCTCTTACGGGCTTCTATTGAGGAATTTGCTAACAATTGCCGCTTCATCTTTACCTGTAACTATAAAAACAAAATCATTGAACCCCTCCATTCCCGTTGCGCCGTTGTGGAGTTTGGAATCCGAGGACAAGAAAAAGCCCAGTTGGCAGGATCCTTCTTCAAGCGTTTACAGAACATCTTGGATGAAGAAAGTGTACGATACGATCCTAAAGTCCTTGCCAAACTAATTAAGAAACATTACCCTGATTGGAGACGTGTTCTTAATGAATGTCAACGTTACTCTGTTGGTGGAGAAATTGATTCTGGAATTTTAGTATCATTTTCTGAAACAAATACTGATGAACTTATTCAATATCTCAAAGATAAAAACTTTACTGAAGTTAGAAAGTGGGTGGTCTCCAACCTGGACAACGATCCTTCTAATCTACTTCGCGGGATTTATGACTCCTGTTATAACTGCCTTGTGCCCGCCTCTATCCCTGCTGCCGTGCTTGTTATTGCTAAGTATCAATACCAATGTGCGTTCGTGGCTGATCAAGAAATTAACTTATTAGCCGCATTGACTGAGTTAATGGTAGAGTGTAATTTTAAATGAAGACAGAATTAAAAGATTGGTTAAATTCTATTAATCAGACAAAAAATAATCTTATCGATGAAGATCCTTCTTTAAAAAAAGATTATCCTCCATTCATTATAAACAAATGTATGGCTGGTCATATTGATTGTGTAATGTTTGCTAATGCCATGAATATGAATCATGGCTTAGATAAAAAGCTTCAATATGACTTTTATATAAATATTGTGAGGAAAAGGAAAAGATATTCTCCTTGGCTCCGAAAGGATAAAATCAAAGATCTTGAATGCGTCAAATCTTACTATGGCTATAGTAATGAAAAGGCACAACAGGCTTTGAACCTTCTTACAAAAGAACAAATCGACTTTATTAAATCAAAACTTGATGTTGGGGGATCAAAATGAGTGTTGTAACTGAACCTGAAGTAAATTGGACACCAGACCAGATGGTCGAGGTAATTCTTAATGAGCCTGATGATTTTCTAAAGGTTCGTGAGACGCTTACTCGTATTGGCGTAGCTAGTAGAAAAGAAAAGACTCTATACCAGTCTTGTCATATTCTTCATAAGCAAGGTAAATATTTTATTGTACATTTTAAAGAATTGTTTGCATTGGACGGTAAACATGCCAATCTTACAGTTAACGATGTTCAACGTCGCAATCGTATTGCTCAATTGCTTGCTGATTGGGGTTTAATTACGATTGTAAATGTGGATAAAATTACGGATATTGCTCCACTTAATCAAATTAAAGTTCTTTCTTATAAAGAAAAGGATGAGTGGACTTTAGAAACTAAGTACAATATTGGTAAAAAAAGAAAAGTTGAAGAATGACTTACAAAGAACATGTAATACCAATTTTTTCAACACCACTTTATTTTGTAGATGGTGAAGAAGAAACATTTAAATTTAATAATGAACAATTAAATTTTTTAAAGGAAGCAGATTATGTTGAGGCAGAACATAATTACGTGACTAAAGACAATCAAATTTTAAATCTAGAAGTTTTTTCAGATTTAAAATTATTTGTACAAAATCACATTGATACTTATGCTAAAAAATTTATATTAAAAGAACAAGATTGTAAATTTGAAATTAGTAGTTCTTGGGCAACAAAAACTAAGACAGGTCAATTTCACAATTTTCACAAACATTTAACTTCGGTAATGAGTGGAGTTGTTAGTGTGACACCAAATAATGTCACAGTATTTTCTAGAGAAATTCAAGGACCTTTTCCATTTTTTGCGTTTGACTATAAACATTATGGAACTGCATTTGCAGAAAAAGTTAATGTTGTGCAAGAAAATTCTGGGTGTTTATTGTTATTTCCATCTAATGTATTTCATTCAGTTCCAACTTATCAATTAGAAGAAGACAGATATTCTATATCTTTTAATGTATTTCCTAGAGGAAATTTTTATACACATCCTGAACAAACAATAGTATAAATAAATATGAGACCTTTCGTGCGGTCTCTACGAAAGTCGGAACACCCTAAAAGAGGTACGGTTTACACCGCACCTCTTTTTTTGCTATTATGGTTAAATAGTATTGGATGCCGAAAGGATCCATAAAACACAAACTCGCTTTTAAAGGAGCTACCATAATGACTAATCTCACAAGGTATACTACTGCGGATCTTCCTACCCTGTTGGATAGAATTACTCGCAATAGTATTGGAATGGACGAATATTTTGATAGACTGTTTAAAGTTCATGAAACTACATCAAATTACCCTCCATACAATCTTGTTCAACTAAGTAATACTGAGTCTCGTTTAGAACTCGCACTTGCAGGATTTAAAAAGGAAGAAATCCGTGTGTTTACCGAGTATGGAAAACTTTTTATCGAAGGACAAAAGGAGGATAAAGAATCCGATTCCAACTACATCCATAAGGGATTGGCTCAACGATCTTTCAAAAGAGCGTGGACGTTGGCAGATGATACCGAAGTGAAAGAAGTTAAATTTGAAGACGGACTATTGGTTGTTGAATTGAGAAAAATTATACCAGAACATCATGCTCGCAAAGATTATCTCTAAATATATTTGAATATCGTCGGCGCTTGGGGGAAGGATGGTCAGAATCATCCATTCCCCCCTTTCCATAAATAAAAATAAAAATGAACTTAGAGTTGTTTCTTGAGCAAAAAATAACTTTTAAATATCACGATCAACTTAATCAGAAGATCTGGAATAATACTAAATTAAAACCTGAAGTTAAAATGAAACTTGTCCGAATAGGGCAAGCATGGGCAGAGTTTGCAAATATACCAACTAGTGCAATCAAAGATATGATTGTTGTTGGTGGAAATGCAAATTATAATTATACCGAGTATTCTGATATAGATCTACATTTGGTTGTTGATAAAAACAAACTACCAGACTGTCCAGATCTTATTGATGATTATTTAAGAGATAAAAAACAACTTTGGGCTTTGACACATGACATTAAAATTTATGGACATGATGTTGAACTTTATGCTGAAGAAGAAGGAACTGAACGACCATCAAATCAAGGTGTTTATTCTGTAAAATATAATAAGTGGTTAGCCCAACCAAAGTATGAAAACCCTGGGGTAGATACTAAACTTTTAAAAAAGAAAACTCATGATTTGATGGATAAAATTGATTTGTTTATTTCTGGCAAATCTAATGATATAATGGAGATGAAAAGACTGAAAGAAAAACTTAGAATGATGAGGCAAGCTGCTATTAGAAAAGGTGGTGAGTTTTCAATTGAAAATCTTGTGTTTAAAGAATTAAGAAACAATGGATATCTGACTAAGTTTTCAGACTATATAACATCTAAGCAAGTAAAAGAACTTTCATTATAGGAGATTTTTATGGATGATTATGAAACAATTGACATGGATGAACAACTTCAAGAAGAGAAATCAGAGCGTGTCGTTAAATGCATTTTATTTGAGAATGGTCTGTATGTAATTTCTGAGATAGAAGAAATTGTTGCTGAGTATGGAATGCCTAACTGTAAGTTGGTAAATCCATTCACAATTACTGAAACTGGTTATTTGGAAACCTTTCCAAAACATTGTGGTCAATCAGAAATTTTAATGTCTTCGGATAAGTTCTTGACAATTTACGATCCCTCTGATAACATACTGAGTAAGTATGATGGGATCACTGCTGGATGAGATTTTATACTAATGTTCAGTTGATTGGAAATGAGTTTCTCGTTCGCGGTTATAATAATGGCGATCACTTTCAGTTCAGAGAAAAATATTCTCCAACACTCTTTGTCTTATCTCAAAAGCCAACAAAGTACACCACTCTCGACGGTAAGTATGTAGAACCAATTCAACCTGGATTGGTGAAGGATTGTAGAGAGTTTTATCGTCAATATGAAGATGTTGAAAATTTTGACATCTACGGCAATAATAGATTCATCTATCAATATATTTCTGATAACTATCCTGAAGATGAAATTAAGTTTGATATTAGTAAAATTAAAATATCAACAATTGATATTGAGGTAGCCTCAGAAAACGGATTTCCGAATGTTAGAGATTGTGCCGAAGAACTTCTCACAATTTC